TACTGGCTCTTCTACTTCACCCTGACCGCATGCTGGATTTGCACCAAGACTATTAAGGAGCTGAATTGCATAGGTACGTGCGTCTTCCTGATTATCGAAAATCTCTACTGACTGTACACCATCCTCCTCGAGCTGTGCCTTCAATTCCTCAGCACTCTCCTCTGAATACTCCTGTGCATCTACAATAATATGATCAAATGGCTGAACACCTACTACAAAGAGTGGCATGTAGTCGCTGTAATTACGAGTCTCAACGTTTCTATCAAGCTCCTCTACTTCCATTTCGTCATCGTCCATAGTTACCTTTGCCTGATCACCGGTTGTCTCATTAGTAACAACAACAGTATTATCCTCATCTGGCAACTTCTCAATCTTAAGATCACCTACCTTAGCTGTCTCCTCACTCTCGATTACCTCTGAGAAAAGACGCTCACAGTACTCTTGATCACTGAAAATACGAAGAACTGCCTGGTTGTCTGTGAATACTGAAAATTCCTTCTCATCACAGTCACCATCTACACAAGGGCCCTGCTTTGCAAGATCCTCTACGAGACGCTCATTACCAGCCTCAGGATTTAAACCGCCATCCTCTGCTTCTGGGTTAATTACACCGCCATTTAGGTGATGCTCTACTTTCTCATCTGGTGCGCCAACCTGATTACCTGGGTGAACTCCATCTGCAGACGGGTGGACAAATTTTTCCAACTGACCATCCGGAACAGCGACGAGATCATAAGTATCAGCTTCGTCAGCAGCCTCCTGTGCTAAAGTAACCTCACCATTCTCTTTATCAGTGATAGCAACATTACCATCACCTACATTCCTATACTCTACTTCCTCGGTATCAACAACACCATTCTCCTTAGCGGACTTGATATCGTTGTCTACCTGCTTAGCCAATTCCTCATCTGTATTTGAGAACATGACTTCCATAAATCTAGTCTTCTTCATTTATGTATTTTTTAATTATTTCTTAATCGTAACCTGACTGCCATCTAAGAAAATAACATCCCTAGAAATAAGCTGATCAATAATGTCTTCTGGTGCATCTGGGTATCTATTTCTTAAGATATCCATGAACTGCTTAATACCCATACTCTGATTAGCATATTCTAACTTCAAGTCTGGGATAATACTAGAATCACTTATCCAATCTGAACAGCAATCCTCACTGAAATGTAATTCCCTTGGTGTAATGTCATGTGCCTTCTTAAGAATCATAATACCCTTCTCTGGCAACATTCTACGATCATCAAGCCTTTCTATAATGTCTGACTTAAAATCTCTATCACCACCGACTACATCCTCATCAAGATCAAGAACCTTAGTAACCTGAATAATCAACTTACTAAATAATCTCTCTTGTTCAAATGCAGTGGGACTAATTACTACATCATTATCAACTACACTAGCAAAGCCCTTCTCAAGCATATCATCTGCCTTATTGCTGAAGGTCTTTTCGAATACGTCCTTAGTAACAGTCTTTCCACTAAACTCTTTCAGCTTAGTTTCAAACTCATTAAGACTGTCCTCATGCTTCTCTGATTCTGGATTCAACTTCTCCTTGAACAGCTTTAAGTTAAATCTACGTCCACCACAATTAGGACAAAAGATCTGACTTACGTTCTCAGCAGTCTCCATTACATGACCACAATCTCTACATACTACCTGGCGGAGAGTCATACCACCTTCATTATATTCCTCACTAAACAACTTACGTCTCTGAGAAAATAACTTCATTCTAGCCATTACTCTTCTCCTCCTTCTTCTTCATTTTCTAGCTCTGCAGGTACTGGATTAGAACCGAATACCTCATCAATCATAGACTTTGCAAATTCAGTGTAAGCCTCCTGTATCTTCTTCAGACGCATTGGACTAACCTTACCTGTCTTGCTCATTTCCTGCATTGCTAATCTATATGGCATCTGTAATTTCTGTGCTGCTACTCTTACTGATTTACCTAGAGAGCTTGCACCAATTAATGTAGATACCTGTTTTCCTGCAACTACTTCTGGCGTAATGTTCTTAAAAATATCAAGCACGTCAGACATAAATAGAGACTTCATAATCTTAAGTGTCTCTGGGTCAATCTTCTCTAGACCACCTGACTGCCTTACTAGTTGTTTGTACTCTAAGAATAATCTCCTAAATCTCATACGGGGACTGAACTTCGCATATCTAACACGTTCCTTGAGAGTACTAATTGAAAATTCCTTCTGCTCTGTCTTAGTTACACCAGAATCATTACTAATCTCTACAGCTACATTACCAGAGCTGAACTGTTTTGCCTTAAGCGTAGTGAAGTGATTGCTAATTTTTGAACTCTTAGGTAGCTTAGTGTCTCCAAATACTGAAAGATCTGAAAACTCCTTAACAAATAACTTAGTACTACCTTCACTAGTATCTGAAAATGTCTTTGTACTAGTGTCTGAATGATCTACTACTTCTACTACTGATGCATCCGCCCAACTTGGATTCATAGTTACATCAAAACCCTTCAGAGATACTAATTTCTTAAGTGTATCATGGGAGTTCTGATTATCCCAATAACCAAGAATTACCGCTGACACACCTGGTAATATTGAATTAGAGATCATACCCTTCAGACGTCTAATGTTCTGAATTGCTTGATCATCCATTCCCTCCTCTGATAGGATAGTAGCCGTACAATATACCCACTGATCGCTGTCCTCAATCCAGATACGATCAATATAGTGAGTAGGAGATGCAACACCAACTAACATAAGCTGGTCATCCTTACCTGCCGTCTTACTTGCAACACTAGGATTATACTTGTTCTGTGCTGCCCAATTACGTACTAGGTGAGTGAGAGAACCTAACATCCTCTTCTTTGCAATATCCTCCTTGTACTTATCACTAGCTAAATACTCTTCAACCACACGGCGCGGAATTATACTAGAATCACTTGCTGGTATACCGCCCACTGAAAATAATTTAACTTTAATCTGCATTATTATAATTTATTTTGTTTTAATTCACCTCATAGCCTGCTGGGGTGTTACCTGGAATAGGCTCTGCGAATGATATAAGAGATTTGATAATACCTGCACTATCTGGATCTATTACTTTTAGTTCTACTGCAACAACATTCATGTAGCAGGTTAGATACTTATTTTGTCCCTTTGCTTTTATTAGAACGTATGAACTATCCAATGAGTTATGTAATATCTCCCACTCAAATACTTCATCTACCATCCCAACAGTACCATCTCCTAAGATAGCTAGGTTTTGATCACCTACCATAAATCTAGCACCATACGAACTACCTAGGAGCTTATTAAATATAGTAAAGGTATTTGTAGTATCAACTCCAAAATGCTCTGAAAAGTAATATTCACCTTTTGGAAGATACTCACTGTTTTTAATATTTACTACTACCTTCTTAGTTGTCTCTTTTATGGTGCTTGTGTTGTATGTGTATTCTGTGTATGGTCGTTCCTGTGTTAACTTAGCAGGCTCTCCCACCAACTGTAATCTTTCCTCGCTGAATACTAAGACACCCTCTTCGTTGCAAACATTATAAACAACTGCAACTTTCTTTTCGTCTTCTTCTTTGCGAGGCTTATCAGGAGTTGGATTTTTCTTCCTGCTACACTTACACAGGTCTAGTTTGAGTAGTTCTAAGTCCTTCCAAACGTACTCACCATCAAGACCATCAAGACCTATAATAGTCACTAGCTTACCTGTATCTATGTCAAGCCTAAAACTAATAGACTTAACCTTATACTCACTAGAACTATCAACGCTAAATAATCCACCACTAATACTACGAGACTTAACCCTGACAGTAGCACCAATTAAGTCATCATAACCCCACACACCTGCAGGACTAGTAATGTGAATTCCGTCTGTTCTAAATCTACTCATATTTTATATTTTCCCTTTGTTTTCCCAGCCTAATCGAATAGTAGAATCCATATTTCAAATTCACTGGGAAATAAATTAGTATTATCTCATACTATTCTCCAAGTCTCTACGCTTCTTGAGTCGAGTACGTGTATTCTTCTCTGCACCTAAGTAACCACCAAGAGCACCAACTGCAGCACCTGAGAGACCTGCACCAGCTGCAGTAGCTAACGCAGCAGCGGTTCCACCACCCTTAACGCCCAGTTGTTTAGCGATTCGTTGTGACAAAGCAGCACTACTCAATCCACTAGCTAAGCCAAGACCACCGCCGAGTAATGCACCTGCCTTTGTACCTTTCTCAGTTGCAGCCTTCTTAATCTCCCAATCACTAAGTCCCTGCTCATCTGCCTCTTCTGCAGCCTTCTTACCTACATAACCTGCAATGGCACCTGGCATGATACCACCACCGAGCAGCATTGATCTACCTAATCCACGATGAGACTTAATCTCACTCAACTTAATTCTCTTCTTTTTTGATTCACCATCAGAGTAGAATCTAATTCTCTTTACGATCATATTATTTCTGTGTTAATGTTAATTATTAATCTATACTACCATTCTTCAAGTACCTAGCAGACATACCACCTGTACCTAAGAATGGACGTAACAAGCTTTTCTTTTTCTTAGCTTGCTGTTGTGTTGGATCTACTACCGCCTCTTCTGAAAAGTTCTTACTATTCTTAATTGCATCAAGTAGCTCCTGTCTCTGTCTCTCTTTTTCTTCCTTGTGATTCTTGTACAGCTTATACCCACCATAACCAAGACCACCTGCAAGAGCTGTTAGTGTCCCTCTCTTAGCCCACTTTTCTACAGTGGCCGGCTTTGCAAACTCTTTATTTCTTAGTACTATCATTTTTCTTTCTCTTGCCTAATAGAATTCTTAGTGGCCCAGTAATGCTTGTTATCCTAGACCTTGCTTTTCTACTAGCATCGTTAATGACTGGTATTTCTTCAAGCTTTTCATCCACCTGTTCAATTGGGTCTACTGCACCAACTATAACACTACTATAATCAATACCGCTAGTTGGTATGTAGCCTGAAAAATTCTTCCTCCTTCGTATGATCATAGCGTAGTTGTGTTTTATTCAGTTTCTTTTAGTGGATTATACCTGTCCTGATTTTCTAGTGTGTCGTCTTGATTTTCGACCTTACTAGTAAATCGTTTCTCCTTTAACTCGTCCATGTGTCTTACTTTTTAGGCATTGATACAGGAGGAGCAGTTTTCGCTTTATTCTTATAGAGACTTGTATTATCTGGCTTCTGGTTTGTATTTTCCTGTTGCCTAATCCTAATACGGTCTTTATTATCTGAGATTTCTTTTTCATTCTCAGACCTCTGTAATTGCGTTAGCTGCCTATTCTTCTGCATCTGCTCTTTAATACGCATCTGTTGTCTTTGATGATTCATTTGGAGCTGTTGTCTCTGTAGTCTCATCCTTTCAATCTGCATATCTCTGGCTGACACTTCTTGACTCTTAGCCTCTGCCCCTTGCTCAGGCAGTTCTTGACCAGTCTTGTTCTTATCTGGATCAACAATATCACCTGGTTCTGGGGCAGCATAGTACCTACTCCTTAGTATTATCATCTTTCCCTGACTTTTTCTGATTATACAGCGCTGCTCCTAATGTAAGTGCACCTGCTGCTAATGCTAAGCTACCTGTTTTCTTTGCACCACTAATCTGCTTGTCAGTTGGTATTCTATCCAGGTACTTCTTAATGGCTTTGTCGCTAAGTTTTGGGTGAAGTTTCTTTATTTCTTCTACCGTCATCTTACCGTACTTTTTCTTAGCACCACCAATTAAAGTACCACCACCGACTGTAATACCACCCATACCTAAGAGACTAGTACCAGCCGCCTTAGCAAGTTTTGTTTTCTTCTTATTCTCTTCTTCCTTCTTAGCTACATCACTTTCGTCTGTAGTAGAATATTGTTTTCTTAGTATTATCATGTTCCTTCTTCCGTTGGTGTTTCTAAGATACTTGGATCCATACCCTGCTGCTCCAACATATTAGATAGTTTTGCCTGTGAATATGCTGTGTACTTATTGATTGTATCTTCTGTTATGAGTGGCTCAGTATTTGGGTCGATATCCTTAATGAGTCCCTGTATATAACTGAGATAAGCCTTTGTATCAATAAGAGGTGCTGATCCTTCTAGTGTTTGGAGTGCATTAGTGACAATACCTGTAATACCATTCACAAGTCCGCCAATACTTTCACTCTGATTTATTTGGTTATTATACTCAACACTAGTCTTTTCGCTAATATGAAGCTGAATTCTACTTGGGTCAATTTCCTCATGATATACAGTTTCATATATCTTAGCAGCTAATCTAGTAACTGATTCTTTAATACCAGTCATAAAACCCGTCACCCTACTATTAGCTCGTTCACTCTGTTGTAGGATCTGCCACTTACTACCACTCGTACTATCCAAGATTGTTGCTGGAATACCGAGAGGACTAAGTACATTACTCCTACAGTTATCGAGGTTCTGCATAAGATCTAGTAGTTTATCACTGAGTTTATCTAGTGGCAACATACTATTCTTATTACCTATTGTTGAGTTATAATCTGGTACAAACTTAGCTGATTGACTGAGTGTATTTTCCAAGAAAGATACTGCATCAAATTGACTTGTTAAGAATGATGCTAGTTCATTTGTATTATTAGCCAGCTTAGTAGTTCTTGCACAAATCTCATTAGCAGTCTCAAGTGGTGTCTGCTTATCAAATTGTAACAAGAAAATCTGAATGCTTGATATGTCTCTAAGTGAAATGAGAGATACTAGGAGCTCTTTAATGACAAGTTCTTTCACCTTTAAGATAGATGAATAGAATAATGGCTCCCCTGCTAAGTATGAACAAGTCTTAAGTACCTTTTCTATATTATCTTTCCCGCTTGTCTTTCCAAAACTAGGCTTGACAGTGTGATTTTTATTTTCCCAAGATTCATCAAGGTCATTTTCAAGGCGTAAGTTAATAGAGCCTAACATAAATGCACTGTCTGATGGAATCTCATAGAGCTTATTGTCTGAACCCCTAGTGATATAAGAGTCCATCGTATCACCTGTTCTATTTTTCTTCTTCTTGAGCACTACACTAACTGGATCATTAATCTCCTCAAATCTAAACTTAAGGTGACCTAGTTCGTCCTTAGTATTCATCAACATACTAGTATAGGACCCGTGAAATACAACATCCTTAACATGACTTCTGATGTAATCGTAGATCTTTAGGTCATTGATTAGTATTTCGTTTATCTTCTCAGTCTTAAACTCATCTGCTGCCTCATTATTTTCATCCATAATAGTGACAGCATTTCTACCCTCACCTAAGAAATTAATTATGTAGTCAGCAAAAAAGTTAGTAGCTAGTTTTACAACGTCTAATAGTTGATAACTCTTGAGCTCGTCTGATCTTTCGTAGTAACCAGACATTAAATTACTTGGTGATGCATTTCCAAGGAGAGGTGATTTTCTTTGACTACCACCAAACCTTCCACCACCTGTTGATCCAATTTTACTATAACCAGAACCACTATTGAAGATGTTAGACCTCAATGGAACTCTAGATGAACCAACTGAGAAACTACCAAACATCTTCTCAAAAAAGTTTTCGTGTTTCTTCATACTCTAAATAATCTTTAATTTCGTTCCCATGGCCTAATCGAATAGTAGATAACATAAATTATCACCATGGAATATAGTAAGACACATTATTGCTGTGCCTGTTGACTTACCTTATTGCGATCATATAGTTTCTTAGCACCATACGCAAGACCTGCCGCTCCCGCTACACCAAGACCTACATAACCAGCCTTCTTGAGATTCTTACCCAATGCCTTCTTTGCACGGAGATTCTTAACCAGTTCTTCGCGACCTTTGTTCTGTACTGCCCCTGCCTCTTTAACAACCTTTGGTTTAACTACAGATTCAGGTTTAACGTAGGATGCCTTAGGTTGAACTACTGGCTGCTTGATAACAGACTCTGGCTTAACGTATGCAGCTTTTTGTGCAGGTTTAACAACAGATTCAGGCTTAACATAAGATGCTTTAGCTGGTTGCTTAGCTAATCTTTCTGCTTTCAATGCCTCTGCACGAGCTGCTCTGGTCTCTTTGTTCTTAAGTAGTGGGTCATTCATATAATTACCTGCCCTAGAGATTCTTGCTTCTGCCAATTTTCCAGACTCTAAGTTATTTGAGTACCTATCAAACCCAACCTCTTTCTTTATCATCTTTCTAGCTTCAGAAACTTTCTCTGGATCTTTTAGCATCCAATCTACCCTACTTGCATTATCCCTTAACTTGGATTTATCCTGTGCTAATTTATTAATCCAGGCAGAGTTCTCGGTTCTTCTAGCACTTATTAGATCTCTTGCATGATTCCTTCTAGCAGACTTAAGATAGGTTTGTGCGTCTTCACCCAGTCCAGCAAAATCTCGACTGGCAAAGTATTTAATTCTTGGTAGTATCATTTTCACCTGGTATATTGTATAGGTTACTTGCATCAACCATTACTGGATCTTCTTGCTTCCTTCTAGACTTTATTAATTTTCTAGCAGCCAGTGATAATCCAATACCAGCAGTGCCTATCGCAAGTGCCCTATTACTATTTTTTCTCTTCATAACTGCCTTTGACCTCTCTACTGCACTACTAACTCTCCTGCTCAAGTCTGCTCTCCTCGCATTCATGAAGTTAGAAATGCTCTTCTCTGTCTCAGCTAGTTTCTGATTCTCTGCTCTTAGGTCCTTTGCAAACTCTCTCCTAATCTTACCTGCACCAAATGGACCTTTACCTGATATATCTCTTCTTGCCTTATCCTTCAATGCAGTCCCAGCAATATCTCTACGTAGTCTTGCATCCCTTACTAGTTTTTCAGACTCGGCATTTATTAAGTTGGTTCCTTTTCCTAGGTGCTTTTGTGCTTGGCTATCAATCTTCTTAGTACCAAGTTTATTTGCTACCTTATTATAACCAACCGCTGCACCAATAGAACCAACTACTCCGCCTGCACCTACTAAGTTTGCAGCCCTATTCTTCTTAGCTTGCTCTTCATAGGATTCGGCGAAATATTTAATCCTTGGTATTATCATCCTTCTTCTTGTATTTATCGTATAGCTTCTTACCGCCATAAGCCAATCCTGCAGCACCTGCGACACCAAGGGCAGCATAACCAAGTCTCTTACGTAATAGCTTTTTTCTTGCTAAGTCTCTTTCAAGCATCTTTTCTCTCATTGTATTAGATGCATCTTCTGCTTGTTCCAAGTGGAGTTTCCATAGCATTTTACGATGTTTGTTATAGTTATCTACAGGGTCAGTACCTAAGCCAGTGTGTGATATTGCTTCAGCAGCATTATCAAACTTACTTGTACTTAAGTTTGAAGTTGATCTAATAGTACGACCTCCAGAAAAATCAGTCTTCTTCAATTCTTCATTTTGAAGGTTTCTAATCTTGTTAAGCTCTCTTGCATACTCAGACCTTTTACTCTTAAGTAACTTTCTACTGGACCTACTTAGACCCTCATAGTCAGCTTTAGCAAAATATTTAATTCTTGGAATTATCATCTTTCTTCTTTTTATATACCATAGAACCTATACCCTTACCGGCAAGTCTAGATCCTTCGCCTAATGCAATACTCTTTACTGCTGACTGACCTGCATAAGTTCCCCATGCTGCACCGAGACGTTTTCTACTCTCTTTCATTAACTCCTTACTAGCCCCAAGTTTTTTCATATTCTTGAGACCATTAAGACTAGCCTTACCCTCTGCTACCAATAACGGAGCTGCAAGAGCTGCTGGTACTGCGGCTGCCCTAACTTTATTCCAAGTAGACTCTTTCTTACCCTCTGCCTTAAGCTTTGCAGATTTCATACCTGAGTGGAAACCATTTGCTGCAATACCAAGACGACCGATAGGAGAAATGGTAGCAATACTTGAAGCTTGGTATCCTTTGTGTGCAGCCTTACCGATGATAGACTTAGATCTACCTGATCTTAGATAATTAGAATGGCCTAATTCATGGGCTAGTATATCTGCATCATTAAACTTACCCATTACAATAGAGTCTTTACCCAGGTTGTCAACTACCTTATCCCCATAGATTCCTTCTAATGTGTCTTTTATTCTATCTGCAGCCTTTTTGTAGTTCTTATTTCCAGATGATCTCGATTTCTTCTTCAAGTAAGCAATGGCATTTCTTATTTTCTTACCAGCACCTGTTCCTACGTAAGCTGAGTTTTGAAAGTTAGGATCTTCTATAATCTTAGGACCTCCATTTTTCTTAACTTGATCTACTAGTTTCTTTCCGATCGATTCAGCGTCTTTTGCTTTCAATTCAGAGTTTCCTAGGTAATCTCCACCTTTCTTTGTAATTACATCACCTAAGAGACCACCGCCACCAATAATTCCTGCACCTCCTACAACCTTGGCCACGTTTTTAGCAGTTGTGTGATCTTTCTTTTTATCTTCCTTCTTATCTGCGAAGTATTTAGCTCTCTGTATTATCATAGTATTAAAATATATCTTCTAGCATATTCTGTAACTGTATGCTACTATCTTCCCTAGCATTTCTTGTCATCTGCTCAACTATTCTAAGCTGTTTATTTGCAGAGCTACCACCATCTTCTAGGTATTGTGAGTATTTCTTATAGCATGCCCAGATAGAACCAACACAAGCATCAGCAATATCCTTAGTACCTGGTTGATCTCCTGTTTTTCCTCTATAATCAAACTCAAAACAATTAGAGATATCTGGGTGATCTATCTTAACGTGACCACCATTTTTTCCATTAGTTACTATTCTAAGCTCTGAACACTCACGTAACATTCTTTCATTGTATACCATCTTAACCCTCTTAGATAAGACAATATTTTTGAACATAAAGTAAGGTTCTGTTGTTCTATCCACTGACAACTCTTCATAAGGGATACCAACACGCTCACAAGATTGGAATAAACCAGCACTAGCAAAAGAGTCAGCACTAACATTTACATTATAGTCAACATTTAATCTTTGTATAAACTGGAATATATGGTCAAGTGAAGTAGATTGTCCTTTCTTCCTACTAAGTCCAAATAATAATGGTACTTTGAATGTAGGGTAAGGAGTTGTATCAAATCCGTCCGTATCAGTTATCTCACCGTCAAAATAAGAAACCGCTATACCACACACGTCATTCCTAAGTCCAATATCTAGGTGTATAAATAATGTAGTGTGTCTAGGTATCTTAGTAAGCATTGGTGAGACTCTATCATAGATTGTATCCTCTAAGTTGAAGAAATCAATATCATCAATTACATCGTCACCTAGGTTTGGTATACTAGAACACTCAATTACGCTTGATATGTTACCTTGAAAAAATAGCTCCTTACTAGAATAACCAAATCCCGCCAAGTCTTGTAGTGATCTGATAGGGTCTAAGATAAAATTTCGCTTAACCTGTATCGGACATTCTATGATTCTGTCGACATCTAGTTTACTTCTATCTGTTGTTTCCTCTAGTACAAAAGGTGTATGTACTGAATCACCCCTATAGAATTCAAACGTCTTGCCCTCACTTTCCCTATATAGTTCAGGTCTTGCTACCCAATGTGAATATTTAGCTAGGTAGAGTTCATCCTCTGGTACTGTCTCTTCGAACTTATCTGCCACTGAATGATCTGCATCCTTAGCACTACTATCAACAATCACATGTCCGAAATTATGCCTCTTACTAACAAAACGAGATTGATAACGCGTCAGGACCTCACTAAGCTTGTTCATTGCATCTTGTGGTCTCCAGAATCCAATCTCAGAAAGCACACTAAATACAAGCTGTGTACCTAAGACTGCATTTGATTTAGGGCCTGATGAAATAAGTCTGATCTGTGGCTTATTATACTGATTCTTAAAGTATGGACTCAGCGCAAAAACAGTTTTAAAATAGACTACGAAATCTTTATATGCTGTATCTTCGTTAGCGTGGAAAAAACCAAATGCGATCTTAACACCACCAGCTAGACCAAGACTAAGATTCATATTTGTACAACAGTCTAGACGATGATACATATAGAGTCCCATCAATTTAGACATAGTTGACTTACCAGAACCAATACAACCACCAAATGATACATAAGGTGTTTTAGTGTTGACAGGTGTTGGATAAATCTCAGATCCAGCATTTTTCCAGATATTAAAAATCGACCTACCGTGATTTGTTATTCCTGGGTTGCCTAAGAAATAATCATCATGTACAAATTGATCAAAAGAGACCGGTACATGATTCATACCTAATAGCTTGGAACCTACTATTATCTTCTCATCATAACTAAGCTTCGAATACTGTAGCTCTATATCAGAAGGTAACACTAAGTCCCCAATTGAAGATGTAGGGTCGGTATGTACTATAAACTTTCCGCTCATAACATCTCATTTTAAATTTATAGTTCCCTTAACCTCATCGAAGAGTAAGATTCTTGTTTCAAATCTATTAAGGGAAAGTAAGTATTAATTAGTCTTTATTGTCAGACTCTTTATTCTTCTTATACTTATCATAGAGCTTCTTACCGCCATATGCTAATCCAGCTGCACCAGCCACACCAAGACCAGCGTAACCAGCCTTCTTAAGATTGCTCATAGGTTTCTTCTTAAATGCCTCTGCAGGTGAACCAGCTAGGTTGGCCAAGTTTTCCATTGTCTCACCTAACCTAATACTATCTAAGGCCTTTGTCCTCTTAAGATTTGCTATCTTCTTTGCCCTACTAGCATTATACTTAAGATTCTCTTCTAGTTCTTTATTGATCTGATTTCTTTGCTTCTTTAATTCCTGTGCTACTCTATTTCTCTTATAATTTTTCTTAAACGTTTCGATGAAATTAAGTCCTTCATAATCAGCCCTAGCGAATTCCTTCTGCTGTTCTTTTTTTTTGTCAGCTAGTTTCTTAGCACCAACCGCTAGACCTGCTGCGAGTGCGGTACCAGCATAATCACCACCACCGATCTTAACACCCTTCTCATGCTTTGCGTAGAAATCAGCTGCATTCTTACCAGCCTTAGAGTTCTTAATGTTCTCCTTGGCACGATTTAGTATTTCACGTAACTTACTTGCCTTATCCTTACTTACCTTTGGTGTTTCCATTGGCAAGTTTTCTGCAAATTCCTTCTGTTCCATAGTTACTTAATTGTTTCTTTGTTTAGGAGCTTCATAAAATTATCTATTGCCTCTTTTGATTGGTCTGATTGTAAGTCTAGTCCATTACCTTCTTGTGCAATTTTCTGAAGCTCTAAGTTTGCGCCCTCTATCTTGATATCTGACTTAAGTTCCTCTAGCTGATTTATATATCCCATTAAGTGATCTACTATTAGGAAAATATCAGCGGTTGTTAAGTCCTGTCCAAACATTCTAGCAGGGTCTGTGATATACTCAATTGCAATAGCCAGTTTCTGAATCAAGTGCATTATCAAGATTGGCTTAATGCTTGAGTAGATTTCTGACAGATATAATTCAAGTACTCTCCTACTCTTTGGATCACTAACATTTACTAGTGTCTGTGTAAGGGAGTCAAAATTTATCTGCAAGTCTGTTCCGTACTCTTTATTATACTGCGTGAATACATTATTAAGTGCTAGTGACATTTCTTTTGCCTTCGCCTCTTTTTCATTCTTGGCGAGGGCACTAGCATCAAGTATTAAATTCTTCGCAGTCTTAGGAAGGCTTGGGGCACCTGATATAATACTTTTGAGATCCTGACTTACATCACCACCTTCAGAATCCTCATCAAGTAGTTCATAATCATCACTCCCTGTACTACTTCCTCTTTCCTTATCAATAATCGCTTTCTTAAATTCTGGATCACTGAAGGGATTGATCGGATTAAAATTTCCCATAACCTTTAAAATTATTCTAACCTACTTACTACTGCCTGGTGTAGCTTGAGTTGCAGTGGAGGGATCGTAAGACCTTAATTCACTAGCATCATTTTCTGCTGTTGAATCTGCTAAGGCCTTAAATTCCTCATCACTTACGGCGTAGGTTTTATTTCTTATTATTATCATCACTAACCGTTCTTCTTCCTATTACCTTACCTACCTGTCTAGCGCCATACCCTGCAAGAACTGGTGTAACTAGGCCTGCTGCATAAGTTCCCCATGCTGCACCTAGGTTCTTTAGAGCTGCTCTTCTATAGGCTTTATTTGCACCTACCTGTTTAAGTAATTTCATACCTTGACGGCTTGCTTCAAACTCAGACACTAATTCAGGAGCTTTATAGGCGAGAGGTGCAGCTACTGAACCTACTTTATTTAAGACACTTTCTTTCTTACCCTGCTTTTCATCACGTCCAGCCTTAATACCACTAAGTAGGCCACCTGTAACACCGAGACCTATTCCTGTATTTCTTGAAACTTTGTGAAAATTAGAGTTAGTCTTTTCTGCTATCTTCTGATTAACACCTTTTATGCTACGATTTAGTTTATGAGCTAGTTTTCCTATCTTACTACCGCCTCTACCGTGATAATGCATAGAATGTCCAAGTTCATGTGCCAAACCTGCACCGGCATCTATTTTATTACTATCGATCTGTACATAATCTTTTGCATTAAGAACTGACTTGGCATTCTTAATAGCCTTGTTGAGAGCCTTTCTATCACCTTCATGGGCAGTTCCCTTTAGACTAGGGTCCCCATTAGAGTATTTCATCCAATCTTTCCACTCTCTAATATCTCGATAGTCTTTTTTCCTATCCTTTATAAACTTTTTTGCATTATTTCGTGTCTCCTGTGAAACTTCCTTACTGTAAAGAAATCCATCCTCGCCTTTCTCATCGAATATATGAGTTTTTTGATCTCTTGCAATATCTCTTAGCTTCTTGACAACTTTAAAATCCTCATCTTCGAGTTTTCTAAATGGTTGCCTACTTTTTTGCATTACCCTATTGAAATATCCAATTGGGTGGATGTTTTCACTACCAAGTACATATCCAGCACCAACCGCACCTGCTGCTAGTTTGGCCTTATCTTTATCTTCGTTTTTCATAGTATTATACTTCTTTTTCTACAACAGCACCTTCCAATACTTAGGGAGAGTGGTTCTACCCAGGTCTCATCTTACATCCTGGCACTCCCACATAAGCTCGGAAAACATCTTACTGTGAATTAGCTACTATTGTTCACTAAAGGAAATAGGGTATATTAGTTGCCCCATTAAATAATTTTTCACAGTTCCTAGCATGTACGTTAATATACCAGATGATTGGTTTTGCTAAGTAACGCACAACTAGTTTTACTTTCTTTACTGTTGCATTCATAAGTTCCTATAGCCTCATCGAAGAGTAGAACCTGCCGCTGCTATTCACTATAGGAATTAAAAATTATGGAAAACAAATTAACTTTTCTTACTTACTGTATACACCATCAAAACGATACTTCCAAAAATTCTTCTTAATCTTGATAACTGTTACACCATGCAAGGTAGTTGAATCATCCTTGACAACATTATATCTAGCCACCTGACAATCGAAATACTTACCAGTTGAATCCTGACGTACCTCAACATCGCTCAGTGTAAGACCATTAATGCTATCCTTACAGTTCTCCTTAATTGCGCTGATCACTGCATTATAGTCTGTCTTATTGCTCAACTTCATAGGAGCTGCCCAGAAGAAAATAGCACTAACTAACAAACAAACACCAATAAAAGTGCCCATTGCAATAATAGGGTTCTTGAATGTCAAACCCTGCTTTAAACTTTGTACAAATTCTTTCATGATTTTTATTTTTATTACTACGTTGTTTATCTCTTTACGTGCCACTATACGCGTCACTAATACAAAATAATAGATCGAAAGAGGCCAATATAGCTTGCTGAGAAACCATATTATGTACCCACCTAAATATTTTATTCACCAACAAGTTTAAACTATACTGGACGCTCCCTCTGAAAATCTATATCTGTATAAAGTCAATTACAAAAAAGAGAGATGGACTAATAACTCACCAAGCTTACCAATCTATCTCAATCGCTAAGTAAAAATACCCAGCTCTTTCTACATATAAGGGAACTACTAATAATCGGGGTAAAAATCGGGGGGAAATTTGTGGCAGGTACTATAATATTGACTCATTTCTAATATTAAATCCCCCTGCCATCACCCAACCCCGCTAAAATCACCCCGGAAATGCCTTAATTGTGTAAGATAAACAATTAAGTATTATGTATTGTATTGAAAAACTTATTATGGAGGCGAGAAAGAATAATAGTAAGCTCGACCTAAGTGTGTATCAAAGAATCAAGGCAGAACAGGATAAGTATATACATTCTGTTGGGCAAGTTGATGAGGTAGGACAGGCGAAGATCTTACAAAAACTCTACAAGGATTATACAGTATCAATTAGCGAGTATAAGAAAGCTGGAAGACAAGACCTGGTAGAAAGTGAAGAGGCAGAGCTTGAGGTACTTGAAAAACTAATGCCACCTAAGATGAGTGAGGAAGAAATTAGGGAGATAATCATTAGTGCCTGTGATAAGCTTGGGAGGAAAGTAACCCTTGCTGATACTAAGACATTACTAGCAGAATTACAGAAAGACTACCCAGGGATAACAGGAAAGCAGGTGGTAGACGTAATTAAGACAAGATAAAACAAAAAAAAAGATTAGGATAGACTTTTACGTTCTATCCTTTTCTTTTCATTATTATTTAACTAGTTTCTTTAGTTCTTTCTTCAACTTCTCACTGACCTTAACCTCTTTACCATTGACCATAACAGTAATAGGCCTCTCGACAACCTTCTTACGACCGCTCTTCTCTAGCTGTTCAAAGATTTCATCTAGCATTGGTACATCATCCTTCCTTACAATTCTCCAAGGGCCATTACATATTATCTCTTGGTAGTAGCTATTAGATGCTATTTCGACATTCCCAAGACCATTGCACTTGAGCCTACTAACATTTGGGCCACCTGTTCCTGGATTACCTATATACGGCTTGGTTTGTAAGTAATCATGAATAGATTTCTCATCATCATACCTCACAATAATACCATGATACATATTTACCAGGTAACCGTGAAAATTCTCTCTATGAAAAACACGGAAATAAGTTACTAAGTCATCAACTTTAGATAAATACTTCATACTGTTAAGATCAAAACGTCCTAACTCACCATGTAGTTGTTCTGTAAATTCCGTCACACTATTATTTACATTGACTGAACATATCGGATAACTACTTGTCATTAACTCCTTAAACCTAATCCTATAACCGGACTCTAGGGTTGGTATACACTTCCCACTATACAAATACATACCTGGACCTATAAAAGTATCATACCCAACCTTAAACGTACTACCTGCCTCAAGCCTTTGCATTATTCTATTATTGAGCTTATTATCTAAGACAGTCCGCAGATATTCTAGGTACATACCATCCTCTTCTGAAACCGCCTCTACTACTACTGGGAGGTTCTTACTCAGCAAGGAAATCTCATGTGTCATTGCCAGTCTGAACCTAGATTTGGACTTGTTAAGTATTAAGTATTTATCATGATTACTTAGCACTTTCTCCTTGTCGTAATAGAGTCTTGATACTACATGGTTACCAATTACTTTGTCAATTGATAGTATAATGCCTGTATTAACCTCGACCACAATATCACCAAACATCATATTAGGCGCACACATCTTATACTCAGGGAAAGCTCTCTTAAGTTTACGATCCAATACACACCCTGCATCAGAAAACCACATATCTATATTTTCATGATTGTTCCATAGATACCAAATAGGTCTGTCCAAGTCACGCTCACCTTTCTCTAGTGATATATACTTAGTCTCTGCTGTTTTATTAGCACAACCATCAGATACAGAAAACTTCTTTTCTAGGCTTATCACCTCTAATTTTTTTTGACCCTTTCCAAAAACTACTTCTCTCACCACATAAATCATATCAACACGCCCACTAGTAGAGTTAGTGAAATACCCTACTCTTGACATGTTCTTTTCTTTCTCATCATTACTTCTGTAGGTATAAAATTCTCCTACTTTTAATTCTCTAGTTGTAAATGCTTTCTCTTTCATAATCTTTAAATTGTTAATATATTTCTACCTATAAGGAATCAAGGGCGGAATAAAAAAAAATAAGTAGGAAAGTCATGTTCTTAACTCTCCTACCCATTCCTTATTCAACTACTAGCACCTTGACAAAAGAACTGACGTAGTAATTCTCAATACACCCACTATTTCTTCTTAGGTATATTCTTATTAAGTCTGGTATGTAATCGTCAAAATTATCTTCTGTTATACTAGAGAAGATTTCATCCTCACTTACTCTATCTGTATATCTTCTCTTTGCATCCTCACTACCATACTTGCCTAGATATAATTCATACAGCTTATCTAGTGGCATCTTAGTAAGGTCTGGTTTCTGCATTACACCCTCCGCACTTCTTACTTGAGATACGCAGAGTGATCTAATCTTATCAAACTCACTAGAAAATAACTTATCTACCCTATCTGATAATCTTACATACCTGACTGCATCTTCCTCCTTCTGAAATAACTTAACAAGGTCGGTTGATTTAGACCTTTCTGTGTAGACTGCAAATACTCTCATACTTTAGAATAATTTAATTTGTTCAATCCTAGCACCACGATACCTCGACTTACTAGTGATGATATAATCTCTCATCTTCTCTGGGTCCCTTGCATTCTTAACAGCATACTCGATGGGTCCAGTTTCTTCTAGCTGACTTAATCTTTCTTGGTCTTCTCTTACCTCTTCTTCATACTTACTACGTAGTTCTTCTCGACATGAAAAACTCTTGTCAATACTTGAATACTTCTCATATACCTCGTCTATTCTACTCTCAACCTCACAATACTCTGGATCTTCTTCGTAGTATCTATTAGTCAAGTCATAGTATTCATAAGTCAGTTCAGTATCATCAAGTAAGTCTTTTTTATACCTACTCTCTAATCTCCTCACTAACTCCTCCGCATCTTCTTTTCTTTCGTACACTCTTCTAATATCATCATCCACACCATCATCAAAATCTGGCGTGTAAATATAGAGCGCGAATAATATCCTCTTCATAAGCTCTTTAATTTTTTTCTCTACATGCGCTCGATCCCAACACGCATTGATTGTTTAACATAATTTTATCTCTCACATTATTAAGGGATCTAAGGGAAAATAAAAAAGAGCAAGGCAGTTTCACAACTACCCTACTCCGAATAAATGTTAATAAATCGTTAAATAATATGGTTAAACAAAAATTGAAATACTTCCCTGTTCTAATGTTTTCTTCATATCTATTACTCTCTGATTCTCACTTCCCACCCAAGGCTTAAGAGGTGATTTCTTTGACTCAATAAATCTACCATCACAAAGAACATCAATGTAACCTAAGATCTCAAGTTTCTCATCACCCTCTGCTTGTATTTGTTCAAGTGTATAACCAGTATAGAGCCAGATCGTTTTGTCAGGGAGATCTTTTTTTAATCTCACTACCAAATCTAGTACTCCCTTCTTATTCCAGACTGACATAGGATCACCACCACTCAACGTAACACCACTGACGTAAGGCTTTCTCAGATTACCAAGTAGTTCCTGATAATCCTCTTCCTCAAATTCATGTGCTTGGTCTACATCTGGGTCCCATGTAAATTGATTGAAACAGCCCGGACAATGATGAGTACAGCCTGAGAAGAATAATACCTCCCTTAATCCAGTTCCATTTAGTAAGTCGTTATGATATGTTTCTATTATTTTCATCCTCTCTACTTTACATATTTACTCTATCACCAATTTCCTTCATCTTACCCTCATTAAATCTGACATCACCTGTTCTAGTTCTTGTATAACTTAAGTAACCGTTCCCTAACTCTCTGTAAATCAGCGCTTTATATTTTTCAATATAATTTAGACTATATAATTCTCCACTTACTATAGTCGTTGAATCAGTTTTTTTCTTAACTGACTGCTGGTTTAGTAAGATTCCTCCTACTAGTTCCAGCAATTAAAAGTGTTTTCTATGATCAACCTAAGTCAATCAAAGGCACAAACGATCTTATGCGTCTTACTTTCACTATATCAGAACTTCCACAAACAGGACACTTACATTCATCCGTACTGTCATTACCAATAAAATGATGACCACAACTTACACAATAATCTGCTTGATGATTTACACCTAAGTACAGACCCTTAGACATACCATAAAGAATCAAAGACTTAATTCCCTCTGTATTATCTAAGGAATTAATCTTAATGTGTGATATCTTGCCACCGTTTGAGTAATTCCAGAACTTAGACTCAGCATCCATCTTATCAATAGGGCCAATGTCTTCTCTAACATTCAAGTGGAAACTATTTGTCAAGTATCCACCCTTCATAATTATACCATTCTTCTCACCATACTTATTAATGAATTTCTCGTTAAACAATGGGAGAAGAGATTCACCTGGCGTCGTGACACTACTAATATTTCTACTAGTACCGGATCATATCTTAACTTACTGCTAATAAGTTCTATCCACTTCGGAAACGTACTAATCTCGTTCCCTACTCTACTCAGTTACTCTCAATAAAACAGCTAACTATTTATTGATACCTTTTCGATGATCTCTACACGCTAGTCAATATTTAGACTAGGCACGGGATTAGCATATTACATAGTAACTTAGCCTTCCCCGTTAGCATTACTTAATTCTCGTAACACACCCTTTAGTAGGTTTGATAGTTTTAATACGGCACGCACTTTTACCGTATACTGCAAATAATATTCCTGTCTTCTTCTTATACTCTTCTGCCTTCTTAGATATATGCTCTAATGTCTTCAACGCAAAACCACTTTCGTCATCATGGTGTGATTTACCTGTTGCAAGCATAGACAACTCATGAAGACCACCATAACCAAATGATACTGTTGAATACTTAAGAACTGGCTCAATCTTCTCATCGGGCTTTAAATTACCACCATCGAAACCGCCTTCACAGAATACAAGTGGGCTGCTAGATGCTCGAAGATTTGACAAGTATTTATAGGTTCTTACATTAATATTCTTTGCCATGTCTAGATAGAAGTCAAGTGTTTCTATCCAGTCTTTTCCTTCCTCTACTGATTTCTCATAGATCATTGGAAGGTTTAGTGATATAACTCCGAGATTACATCTATATATCATCATCTCATCGTTATCATCTTGAGGCGTTGGTGTCCCTGAATTCTTAAAACAAGGACTCAAGAACGCTCTACACATTTATTCCCTAGTTACCTAAGGCACTGACTATATCATCTATTACTTCAACATTGTAATAGTCTTCCGCTTCGATCTAGTTCTCGTCCCTAGACCTACTCCCTTACACTCATCAGGGATAGTCGATACACTTTCTAATTTGACTTAGCTTAGCACGGTCTCATCCTAGTAGGACCTAACCGTTAGCAAGATTTTACTCTTACACCCGCGAGAAACGGTTCAAAAGATTTTAAATGGGCTGTAGACTCTTGCTTACCCATCGGACTTACAATTTTTCCCCACTTATGATATACATCACCTACATAGTTTGGAGTTTCACCATCTGCTGTTTGGTCAAGGCTTAAGTAGTCT